GTAACCAGCATCCTACCACCTCCTTTGAGAAAATTTTTGGCCTCGAATTGTTTTCACACGGCAGGAAAAGGGGTCCGCCCTATGTGCCTAAGAGCTAAAGGGCAAAAAAAGGGAGCCCGTATGGGCTCCAGGGGTTCAACGGCTTTAGACTGAATGGCTCTGGACTGAATGGTTATCTGTCTTAGTCCTCTTCCTCTTCGTGGGCCTCCCGGCATTCGGGGCAGTCGCAGTCAGATTCTATCAGCCTTCCACCCAGGGCTTCCATGAGCGCTTCCATGATGGAGTTTCCCTTGCTTACTTGCTTCATTCTCCGTTCCTGCTCTTCCACCATTTCCTGGAAGACAGCCGCTTCCTGTTCATCGGTGACCGGGGTAAGTGCGGGGATGCCCTTTATGTCCTCTGTGTTCAGCTCCGGGAGATGGATTTCCGGCTCCTCTGAGCCTGCCATGAACATCCGGGTGAACTCCGCCGCGTCGAACCCTGAAGCCCCTGGGACATCTGCCGTCTCAGGGAAGATTGTGTGGAATTTCCGCTGAGGATAAAGCGCATCCAGGTTAATTCCACCCGCTTTGAAATCGTTATGTAGCTCTCTGCGGTAGTGCATTGCCTTTTCGTAGAGCACATCGGGCAGCGTCGTTGCTAGCTCTATGGCTTTGCAGAAGTCTGAGTATCCTTCCTCAGTGAAGCACGTAGCGCAGCAAGGCCCACCGGGCCTCTGGCAGTGGCCCATTGCGAGGCCCGACATTATAGCCTTCATACCTTCGCGGATAGGCTCCAGGGGCACGTTTGCGCAGGGGCATACGATTTGGAATATCTCCTGTCCCATTCTGCTTATCTTTGCGAAGGCTTCACCCTTCGCCTTAACATTTGACTTGACATAATCCTCGTTCGTCTTCATGGTCATTGGCTCCTTTCAATACGTAAAATCTCATTGGCGCATAACAAATAAACCTTTGCCCACGCCTCAGCACGGTTAGCGTCATGATAACCTCCGGCTACGGTGTCATCATTGGCCTTAGCCAAGGCCCAGAAGTGTTCCCTCCGTTGGTAGGCAAAGTTCATCATCCTTTCCAGTAGGTTCAGGTATTCCGAATCAATAGGATTCATCACAACCTCCTAAAACAGTGATGGGAGAGGGGTTTGTGGTCCCCCTCAGTATCCCATAAAAAACCCTAAGCACATTGCAGCCAGGAGCCCCGTGACCACATGGGCCAGTATCTTATCTTTCAGGGCTTGGTTCATGGCTACCTCCCGCTGTTGCTGACGCACTCCTTGGCAACTCTGATGGAATCGCCTTCGGTGGGAGTCTCATTGCCCGTTCCCGGTGTTCCGTTGATGAGGATTTCATCCCCCGCGCTGATGTCAACGTAGAGACCGTTTGCCTGGAGGATACCGGAGACGATGTTTCCATCCTCTACCTCAGCGGTGAATGTGGGGCCAGGGAGTCTACCAATGGTCACGTGAATAAGCATTGTTGTTCCCATCCTTTCATTTTGTTTGGTTCTTTCGGCCTAAACATAACGCTATTCAGTTTTTATGGAGCACTAACCACCACCTTTCTTTGTTCTCTTCTTGGTAGGAGGGGGGAGTGTCTCTTCGTAGTGCTTCATGCACAGTCTGGTATACTGCTTTGGGTTTGTGTTCTTGATGGGCAGGTATACCTGTGCAGGCTTGTCACATTTGTCACATTTGGGTCTTCCCATTATCACACCCCCCTTCTATACTGCTGCTTGATAACTTCGTAAGGATGTAACCCTACGATAGTTATATCCGGCACGTTGTTTTCGTTGACTATCTGAACCATAGTGTTCACAGCCAACGAAGCCAACATCATCGGGGCAACAGGCGTAGGCCAAGTCGCATTGCACTCACCCTCCCTTACGGGTTCTTTGGCCGGGAGGGTTCTCAACCAGTAATGGTATGAGTTTTCGTCGAAAACATAGACCCGTATGCACTCCTTGTCAAGCCGGGTTTCGATCACTGTTGCTATCTGCCCAGTATCTATGATAGTTGAGGCTATTTCCTTCCTGGATTCCAAAGTATCCGTGAGGAGGAATACGTAGTGACCATAGTTCCAGTAGGGAACTGGTGCTTTGACATCAGACTTCTGTGGGTATAGGCTCTTTGGATGGGCCGAAGCCATTATGGAGGAGAGGGCATCGACCTTTTTCAAGCCTATATGTTGTGCTCGGTAGGCTTGATTCATAACGTTGTGGTCTTCCACCACGTCAAAGTCTATTATCGTAGTGGTCTTAGCCATTCCCATCTGCGCCAGAAGGACACCTACCCAGGAGCCCGTCGCCCCACAGCCTATTACTGATATTGACGGTTGCCTGTTGGGTGCTATCAACGGTCCTTCCATCGGATTCTCGTCCTCCCTTCATAACACCGGACATTGATAAGGTCCTTCCCTGGGTTACCATAGTCGATTTTCACAGGAATTAGTGCAAAGGCGTGCCAGTATGGTAGATGTAGTCTGCAATCCCAGTCTCCTCTGTAGTTTGTGACTACAGAGACAAAGAAGTCAGTGGGCAAGTGCCAAGCCTGAACTACCTCGCTTATGCTCTCTTCGTCCGTTCGGGTTGGGTGAGCCTCAAATTCACCGTGACTATGCAGGTGGAAGTTTATGGCCGATGTCCCTAAAGCCTTTTCCGCTTGAGTCCACCCCAGCGGCGTGACTATGCTTTGTTGAGCATAACAGTCTTGGTCAGGGACGAATATACGGTCCAGTTCAATGTGTCCCTCATCCTGAACTGCTACGCCCAGGATGGTGATTTCAGTCGGGACTGACATCACTAAGGCCCGTATCTGCAGAAACAATCCCTTCGGTAATATAAGCATCGTTCACATCCTTCCTTTCCATCTTGTAAATCTTACCGTTGTGTTCAATAGGCCACATTCTGATCAAACTGCCTATTGAGTCGTAGACGTTTACGCTCTTTAGGGACCGCACTATTACGTTTATAGCTCCTGTCAGGTCCCCTTCCAGTATGAGGCTTTCCACTTGCCCAGAGGCTGTCTTTCCCAGGCAGGTGCCCCATCCTGTATAATGTGGATGGGTATTGAGGGGAAGTAACCCTCCCTCTGGAGTGGTGTCTTTTAGTCTCTCCACCTTATAATTGGTAGAGGCATCGAATCTGTAGGCATCGAACCCTACACGGAAGCTCCCCAGGTAGAAGGTCAGTTTGTCCACTCCTTCCCATTCCTCCGGGTCAGGGTAGTGAAAGGTTAACCTAAGCACTGCTGCCAGGTCTTTCACCTTTACAACAGCCCTTAGAGGTTTGGTTATAAACGTCACCTCGGAGCCAGATGTGTTGACGTTTATAACCTCTGGTCCAAGTTTCGTTTTGTCAATTGGTAGTGCCTCCAGTTCGGATAGCTCTTCGACTTCTCTTAACAGGTTGGTTATTTCACGCTCTGTATTCTCCACGTCGCGCTTTAGCTTTTCCAGCCATTGGGTCTTCTCGGTCAGCGTAGTTTTAAGGTTGTCTAATCTCTCCCCTTTGTATCGAGCTATCGCGGTCTTTTCATATGGATTGTCCTCCTCAGCCATTACACTGAGGATTTGAGCTATGACACGTTTGATGAGATACTGTAGTCGTGGGCGGTCTTCTGGTTTTATCAGCTCTGCGTCCGGTGTAAACCAGATGGTTCTTTCACTGTAAACAGCAATCGGGTATCTGTCGTTTTCGTTTAGGTAGTGCAGTCGGTAGCCCTTGCCAGGCTTTACAGGGACTATAAACCTGGGAATCCACATATGAGGCGTATGGTAGTTGTTCGATACGTATTGAGGATAGGTATCTGTATATCCCACAAGTATAGTGAACTTATTTCCGGGAGACGCTTCGGGATATATCCTCCTTAGCCTTGTAGAGTAGTGGAAGTTAACCTGGGTAAACCTTTCCGGCAGTCTTGATGTAACCTCTATGATGGCAGTTGTCCATTCCGGGGGAAATTGCCCATCTACGTCTATGTAGGCCACTGGTTTTAAATGTGTTTCCTCCCGGGGCTTCCCGAAGTTTAACTTCGGAAGGGTTCGGTCTATCATCTTGAACTCCCGGGCCTGGGTTCTCCTCTCTGGGACCAGTGGTTTCGGAGTGTAGTCTGGGACAAACGTGCATTTTTTAATCCCCTGCGTTTCATAATGCACATCTGCTCTCATTCCCCATGGGGGGTCTTTGTAGAGATACCCTTCGCTGAGACGAAGGGTATAGGGCTCTGGGTTTCCTTCAGGTATACGTTGCCTAGACCAGAACACTTAGCTCCCCCCTCTCAGTATAACCCTGTCCTTTGAAACCGCTGCCACTTCGGTGATAGGGATATAAACATCAACCACGTTCTCCGCGTCAATGTCTATGACCGAGACTTCGGCATCTCGGCTTACACCCTCTTCATGCACCAGGTCCAATAGGCCAAGGATGAGTTCGCGTATTGTCACATCGGGTCCCTCCTTTCACATCGCAAAAATTTTGTCTCGCAGGATGTTTTCACGCCGCGAAAAAAACGGCACACTGTCTATGCTGGTATGTGTTGTAAACTACGAAACCCCCGTTGCTACGCGCTTACGGAGGTTTCATTTTCTCAAACGCCCTGACTGAATGGCTCCTACGTCTTGACTGAATGGATTATGCAGGTTTAGAGAATTGAATAATTGATTTTCAGTTTTAGGGGGGTCATTTGGTTAGTCATCAACAACCTCCAAGGTCAGAATACGACTGAAATCTTCTATTTGGTTCTGTTCCAGTTTCTCCACGCGCTGCATAGGGTTCGATCACTCACTCCACCGCCTTTCTCAGGGCTTCAAAGTCTATCACTGCCTGCATCGTCCACGGTGTGACACTTTTCTAGTCTTCTCCGCTCCTCCTCTGCTGCTCTCAGCATTATTAGTATATCTGAAGCCCATACGGTTCCAGTAATCCTTTCACGTAGATACTTTGTCAGTTCATCCATTACCCCACACCTCCCGCCGCTTCACGCATTTCTTCAACCGCAGTTCTGATTCTCTTAATTATTTCTCCGTTTCCGATATATGCCTCAGTTGTTTCCATCACTTGAGTCCACTCCCGCACCTGCGCTTTCAGGTCTTCGTGCTCTTTCTCCGCATCTGGAACCAGCCACCGTAATGCATATCCTGCAAAATCATGGATCGTATAATGGTTTCCCTCACCCATCCAGCCTTTGTGCAGATAGTCTTTCAGTGCATTCATCCTACTCCACCGCCTTTCTCAATTCATTGGTCTTCCTGTGTAAAACACAGGCGGCTTCCTGTAACTCCCCAAACGTATTTGAGTGATTGCTTTTATCAAGTGCATCAAGATACTCCCGCACCTGCGCTTTGAGGGTGGTTAGTTCTGCCCGTAACCTGCCATTTTCCTTGCTCAACTCTCTGGCTGCTTGCGAGAGCAGGGCAAAAGTGCCTATAGCGTCTATCTCACTCATGCGTCACCTCCGGCTCAGTCTTGTGCTCACAATCTCCTGCAGTATCAAATGGCATTTGCTTGGCTTTCCATCTCAAAAACTCACGATACTCTTCCTTGCCAATGAGCACCCACTCACCGGTCCGAAATTTATCTACCCACCCCTGACACTCTTTTTTGAGGGCAGTGAGTTCTTCCCTTAGTTCGTCCACATACGCTTTCAAGTCAGTGATGTCCTTCTTGTAAGCATTGAGCGTAAACCGATATTCCATCTCATCATCATCGAGTAATTCTATCGCTTTCTCTATATCGTCGGAATCATAATATTCCATCAGTGATTCGAGATGTAGCCTTAATTTGTTCATTATCACTTACTCCACCACCTTTCTCAGCTAGAATATCTAATACATATTCAGCTACCTCAACAACCTCCTCCTCATAAGTATTGTTTCTTCTATCTTCAAGATATTCTTTTAAACTCTCCATTTTGCTTACACCCCTATCCTTTCAAGGTATAATGCGGCGTTCCATTTAGCCTCACAATGACAAGGTTCCATATCCCGGGCAAAGGCTCCACCAAACAGGGGGTCGGACCTATAAACAGTGCGAACCCCAGAGTCCTTGCATTCCCTACAAGCATATACCCCACAAGGAGTTAAATATCCCACATCACATTTTCCCTGGGACTCTGGTCCTTTTAACTGACATCGGTAGCAGGTTGCACGTTTTATAGGGACTTTATACGTTTGTATGCCGAAATCACCACTTTTTGTCTTGCTTATAAGTCTATCGTGACAATTATGACAAACCTGAATAACGTGCTCCCCAAAACACCCATCCCTTATGTAACCATTTACCCAACAGAACATATTGGACGGGGAGGTTTCCCTGTAACACAAATCACACCTATCCATTACTTATCCTCCTTCATCTCCCACCATTTTGCCATACGCCCGAGGTCAACATTGATATTATGCTTGGGTTTCTTCTGGTTCTGCCACCGTTTTCCTATTTCAATATCAACAGAGAACTTCATATCGGTCCAGAAGTATTTCCCCTCCATAACCTTTTTCATGTAGGCTGCTACCTCACGCTCAATACCCCCTCCGGGGCTGGTTGCGTCAATACTGTCGTGGACGTTATTGACGACCCTTGCACCATTGAAGCGTTTCGGCAGCTCAGGGATGAGAATTGTAAGCCTTTCTTGCGCCATTTGCGCTGCGCTGCCTTGTATGATTGTGTTGGAGACTTGCCTTTTAACCTCTTCGTAGTTCCTCCTCGTGATAAGGTCAAATCTCCGGCGGCCCCCGTATATGGTCTCGACGTATCTCTTTCTGATAGCTTCACTTTCAACCTTCTCCTTCCATTCTGTAAATGGCCCGAAGTATCTGGCTTTGAACGCTGCGGCCTCCTCGATGGAACATTTGAGCAGGTCAGCAAGTTTGGGGAGCCCGATACCATACAGGCACCCAAAGTTTACCTCTTTTGCATCCCTCCTTTGAAAGCTGGTAATGTCAGATGGGTTGAGCCCGGTCATCTTCATTGCAGTAACAGTATGGATGTCATACCCCTTATTGATCTCCTCGATAAGCTCCCGGAGGTTTGCCATACCTACCGCTACCATTATCTCAAGCTGCTTATAATCTACAGAGAGAAAGAACTCATGCCCGGGGTCCGGGATGTATAACCTCCGGGCCTCCTTCGGGACGTTCTGGATGTTGGGCTCCTTAGAGCTTAACCTCCCTGTCTCAGTCCCGTGGCATTTGAATGAGGTATGGACCTTTCCTGTGGTCTTGTTTACGTGCTTCGTGGTGAGGTAGACAGATGACAGCTTCTGTATCTTACGGTATTGCTGCATTACCACAAAGAAAGGGAGGCCCATTTTCGCGTATTCATCCACGACTTCGGCCCCGGTGTCCTTACCCACGCTGAACCATTTACCGTCACATCGAATACGCAAGGGGGCTTTGTATTTTATTGCCATCTCGTAAAAGACCTTGCTATTCTGTGCATAAGAATTGGGGTTGTAGGTCTTGTGGGTCTTTCCTATTTTGCGGAGCTTCTTGACGAGCTTCGCCATACGGCGCGTTGCGAACTTTGCCATATAAGTGGTATAGGCAGCGTCGATGGAAATTCCGCCATATTCCATTTGGGCCGTGGCGTTATATAACGGTATGAGATGTCCGTGAAAGAACGAGCCCATATCAGCTTGCCACATTTTCCATAAATCGTAGGTATATTTGACATCCCTCGCAAGATATTCATACATTTCATCCCCTTCTACCTCAAATTTCTTCTTTTTCATCGGTGTTTTCCACTTTTCCACCCCAAGGTAGAGACAAGCAAGACGTTCCAGGGCATATCCTCCGTCCTCATCGGTCCCAAAGGATTCGTTCTTGACATAGCCCATTAACATAGTATCATAGGCCACATAGACCCATTCCTTTGAGGCTGTGTAGATAAACTTGGAATCGAACTTGGCGTTGTGGCCTATCAGGACACAGGCTTTCAGAGCTTTGATGAAGTTTGGATTACTGAGCATTTTCCCAGGGTAGATAAGTGCGGTCTTACCGGTGTAGATACCTATATGTGTTACGTAGCAGGAGAAAGGGTCCAGGCCCGTGGTTTCGAGGTCGAAGGATATAGGTTTGCCTTTCATTTTCTCCAAGTCCCGGATGTCCTCCGTAATTTTGTAGGTGGGGTTTGCAGTCTGGGGGGTATCCCGGACCATACCCCGGAGGGACTCACGGAACAGGGCCATCTTGCGAGGGTCCCGGAGCACGGCAGCCGGGTGCAGCGAGGGGAGACAGGTGACGTTATCAGATGCAGGGATAAGGGGAGGGATGTCTACGACAAAGGCTTTGCCCGTGTTCTCCATTATTCCCTTTGCGGACTTGGGGTTGAAGAACTTATAGGCCGGGCTCCCCAGTGCCAGGATCTTTTTCAGGTTTGGCATCTGGTTGATTTCCTGCCGGAGGTAATAACCAGCACAGTGGTTAACGGTTTTCACCGAGGGGCTGGATACCATACATTTTACCACGTTCGTGACATAAAGGTCGTCTCTTGGTGTAGCAAAGCCAATCTCGCAGAGCTTCTCCCAGAGGAGAGCCCCGGATTGGCCTACAAAAGGTTTGTCCCGGCCCACTTCACTGTTCCCAGGACCTTCACCACAAACCATGACAGAAGCAGTTATGTCCCCCGATGGATGGACGAAGGTCTTATGGCAGTTAAAACTTGGGCAGCTTTTGCAGTGTTCAAGGTTCTGTTCCATTTATTCATACCATACCTCTCCACAAATATTACAGGTTAACTCTGCGGTGTAGCCATCTAAGTTGACCCATTTAAAGTCACTGAAACCACAGCTTGGACATTCAAAATATGCCATTACAAATCCTCCTCTGACAACATAAGACATTCTTCAAAGGGGCTGCAGAAATCGCGGTATATACAGAATTCACACCAGTCCATTTAAAACTCTCCTTTCAGGAACTTCCCAAAGTTCGGGGCCTGGAGCCCATCAATCCAGCACTCCATACAGGCTTGGTTGTAAATCCGAATTATCCGATAAGACTCCTCCTCTCCCCAGGTAGATGTATCCGGTAACGGAAGCATAAAGTTAGCCATTGGCAAGGGGGTCAGGACTACCCCGTGGTTCGCGTAGTTCGTAGCAGCGGAGGAGATAACCCCCCGGCACATATCGAGCTGAGACGCGAAAGTCAGGAGCCCGAACACATCCCCCCGGGTCTCAAATAGGTAAACAGGCTTTCCAATATTCAAATCAATGTCAGTGTTCTTTATCTCCCCGGCCACCTTTTCCCAGGAATCTATCAGGATGGCATCCGTCCGGTAATCGTCCAGGCAGTCCTTCAGGTCCCGGCGGAAGCCCCGGGAGGTAGCGTCAATCTTACATATCACCTGAGTAGTCTCCGGGACGTATACACTTGCCTGGATGCCTTCCTTGTGCAGAATAACCGACTGGGGGTGCTTCTTGTAGATAATGTCCTGGGCAGCGTTCTTGCCGTCCCGGTAGCCCCCATATGATGCCGTGAAGTCTATCATCAAATTGAGGTCAGTGGTTTTCCTTGGTATCTCGTTGAACCGGACGTATTTAACTACCTCGGGGGGTAGCAGGGACAGGTCCGGGACTACGTGGATAATCCGTTTCATTTTATATCCCCTCTCCCCATTTCAGAATTATGGTTTCTCCACTTATAACCTGCTCCCACCCCATAAGGTCCCAGGTCTTTTTGTCCTGCTTCATCTCCGTGGTGTAGGCACGGACGGTTTTCCAGGGGAGCTGCCTTCCAAGTTCCTTCGCGGCCCAGGCCAGGGCGTTCAGGAGATCTTCCGGGGACCCAGTGATACCGATGATTTTCTTATCCTTGTAGATGAAGTTAAACGGGTAGGGAGTATCAGAGGTAAAGTCAAAAATCTGATCTCTTGATTTTGTAACAGCGATTTTGAAGTTGCGCCACCACTCCACAGTAAGGGCAGTGTTCCGGTCGGTGGCATCTGCCTTCTCCCGGATGTAATCGGTCCATCGTATGCCAAGGTCCCCCTCGGGGATGAGACCATACTTCTGGAGAGCAGAGCCCACGGCAAGCATTAAAAGGAAGTAGTCCACCGTGCGTTCCTTTGTGTCAAGGAGGACTCGGTATTTTGCGGCCATCTGTTCGTTGGCGTATTCCTGGATGGTTGGAAGGACATCTTGGGACAGTAGCTCAAGGATGGCTGACATTATAGTATCCCTGTTCTCGAACAGAAACTGCCGTTGCTTCAAGGAATAAAACCCGGTCTTGTAGGTGGGGTCTGTTTCTATCTCGAAATACCTGGTCCTTACATCGTGATGTAAAGATACGTCCAGACCGGAAATAAGGACGAAAGTGTGGGCCTTTTGAAACCGAACTTCTCTTGTATCGCCTCCTGATACACCGAGGACGCGCTTACCTCCGGTAGCTGCGACATCAAGGAAAGTCCTGACATCATCTCCCATATCCTCCAGGTTCTTATTGTCCAGGGGTATGAACGGTTCCATTGAGGATATTCTCCAAAGCCCCGCCACTGTCGGGAACGCGGGCAGTTCCATGTCATCCTTCCCATAGAACAGCCAGTATAACAACTGTAACATTGTGGATTTCCCAGTTGACGCAGGCCCGGACACGCGGACCCCAGGTCGTATGCTCGAATAGTCTTTGAGGAATATAGCGATGAGCCAGGAAATAAGCAGCTCACGGGCCACAGGGGGGCAGGCGAAGTAATCGGCGACTCCTCGAAAGAGCATATCAAGTCCATCGTGTTTTGACCCCTCTTTAAAAGTAATCGGTGTGAACCATTTCTTGTCACCAAGAATAAGGTCATAGGATAGGGAGTCAATTTCCTCAACACGAACACCTTCCTTTGAAACCTTTATCGTAGTCTCACCTTGCCTTATAGCAATCTCACCTTTGACAGTATCAACATTGAGCCACTGCATAGGCCGGACTTCCTCCGATGTATTTGCTAAAGCAGTCATCCCCTCGAAAATAGCCTTCCCGTCAGATGTGGCCCGGGAGATCCCCCCGAGTTCCTTGAGAAGGCTTCGGAGCAACGGGTTAGATTCCCGCAGGATATAAACTCTGTTGTTATACAGCATATAGCCTTGATCCTCTGATGTATCCCACAGGAACCTGGCCCCGTTGTCCCGAAACCACTGAATAACACCATCCACTGCCTTCGCAACCGGGATTTGTAGGGAAGGCTTGTATATTACCCGGCCTTTAAGGATGATGCTGTGATATGATTCTACCAGCTCACGTAAGCTCACTCCTTTCAGAGATTTCCTGTCCTCCAGTTCGATAACCCTGTCTTTCACCCCCAGGCAAGCCACGGCGGAGTTATACGAGGTTGGCCCATCGACAGCATATTTGCCAAGCCTTACGGCTGCGTCCATATCGGTGAGCATTTTCGCCAGGGTCCTTGCCAAGGGCTCGTTCGAGTGGTAAATAATCGTGACCGTCTTGCCCTGAAACCAGGAGCACCACTCAGGATTTATACCTCCTTTGTATATCATTACTGGGGAGGGGTATGGTGTATCCGGGACGAACTCGTCCGTGAGGATTACATCATACCCATCCTCCAGCATTGGATATATCGTGGGAACATCAATAAGCTGGTCCCCATTCTCGTCGAGGGCATTAATGATTGTCCCAGGGGCCGCGTTGCTATACGCGAACTGTGCAAATTGTTTTTTACTGGTTTGTGCTAGAGTTTTCGTTTTTCCGGTTGCGAGTAGCTTGGAGGCCATCAATTTAGATACGCCATATACTGCTGAGATTAAAGTCGTATTGCTTACAGGCCCACAGTTGCTACACCTTACAGTTTCATCAGTTTCAGAGAGCGTTCCGTTTTTACACAAGGGACAGTCTTTAATGTTCATCCCTAAAACGAGCTTCATAAATCCTCCCTAATAGTCGTCTTCGCTTTCGCTTAAAGTCGAGAGACTACTTTCTCCATTGTGATACTCCTCGATAATCTTACGGACCAACGCTGAGACACTCTTGAACCCGAATGTCCGTGCGTGTCGTGTCAGGAAGCAATGTAATTCTGGTGTTACGACTACGGACAGACGGACCATGACTACTTACCTGCCTTTTCTTCCATAGGGAGCATTCCAGCGATGTCACCCACGGGGTATCCGGTGAGCGGGTCCGGGCTCACTTTGATAACGACGCGGAGTGCCATCCGGTCGAAGTAGTGGTATGTGCCTTCCTTGTCAACACCACCGAAGTTCTCCTTCCAGAGCTGTGTGAGGTCCTCTGCCTGGAGACCGAGAGCTTTGCCAAGCTGCGTCCAGCGGCTCTTTCTGACGGGGCTCCCATCGGCGTTCTTCTTGACCAGGAACATTGTCATTGTGGAGCCCTTCTCGGACTCGTCATCGACGCAGAACGTGAACTTGATGCATTCGTTGCCGGACTTGCCGATGTGCTTTACAGCTTTTGTGATGGTTGCAGGATAGACTCCGGCTTCAAGCTCGGCTTTGGTGAAGTCAACCTCCTCTATTTCAGGTTCGGTTACGGCAGCATTCTTCTTTGACATTGGTGTTCTCCTTTACTTTTTTTTGTTTAACACTGGACTTCATACGTAACAAGAAAGTTTCTCCCCTTTGCTATCACCTCCCTTACTTTACGATAGAGTTCTAAAAGAGATTCCTGATACCTCCTCTCACATTCTATTGCATAATCCAGCTTTTCTGCCCGGGCCGCCCGGTCTGTTGCGCCGAGGAGGAGATGTGTCCTTCGCCTCTCTTCCTTGGCAATATACTGCGTAAGTTCGTGGTAGAAATTAGTTTTCAGGCTTCTGTGTAAGTATTGAAGATATTTTATTGCCATATTTTTCAACCTGGCTCTCCTACGCATCAGTTTAAGCTCTAAGAAGCAGGACGTTCTGTATCTTTCCCAGGTCTCTTCTTCTTTTCGGGCGAAGATTTCGGCTGTGGCGGTTGTGTATTCTTCGGGTAACGCTTGATGTATGAATCGAGACATTCTTCAACACTCTCCTTTACTACGTTTTCCATAAACCAAGCTTGGACACGTTCTCTGATAGCTAATCCGATAGCAGCCCTTTCATCTACACCAGTGAAGGCATTATCAATAGCTATCTGAATGTAATTAAATACTTTTTTGGTATACTCTGCGGTAGGTGCAATAGTAAGGGTATAATCTGGTGCTTTAAAAATATGGGCTACGTTTATCATGATAGAATACATTTGGCCGGGCACACCCTGATAGCATGAAGGGGATATGCCTTGCAGAGCCACTTCAAAAATGTGCTGTAGGTAGTCGCAAGAACTGTATCTAGACTTCTCCATAAGAGTTGTTACTGCTTCTTTCACTATCCCCATTAGAATCTCCCGGGTGATGTTAAAGGTCTTGATTATACGCATATGCCTAAATGCATATTTTTCATAGCACATCCGCTCACTGGCATAGTTTCTATCGTAGCTCCCTCCAGCCTGGACCAGGTGGATTTCCTGGGGAGGCACGAAGCGTATGGCATCAAATATGTAGTCAGAGCAGTGGAACCCCCGGATACAGGCGCATATGTTCCCCTCTACGTGATGCCATTTGTCTACCGAAAACGGTGTATAGCCGTGCGTAGGATACCTGCCATGTAGCGTTGTTTTCCATTTCAGGTGAGTTCTCTTCAGGGTCTTCATTCTTTTTCACCACCAATCTTCTCCATAATCTTGGCGAAGGTGGGGTCGATGATTTCCCCTACTCCGGCATACCTGTCCCGAGCCGTGCTGAATCCGTTGGGCTTTGTTGTCAAGGTGTAAATTACCTTCTCCTCTTTCCCTGTCTTAATCGTCTTTAAGCGGAGAAACCCAATAATGTTGAACTCATTCATCGCATACTTGGGGAAGGCTTTGCCGTTCATCAGCGGAGTTACCCCGACCACCGAGCCCTCACTGTCCTCAATGTAGGTGGGGAACGCTGTGGCTACCAGCACCGGGACTACACGCTTCAGGTCCTTGATAAAGGTCAAGGTCTCCCGGAACAATGTGTTCCAGTGTGCGAACTGGGGGTGCGCCCCTCCACTGATTTCGTCCATCAGTTCCATCATCAGCGTTGACAAGGTGTCGATGAACACGGACTGGTATTTGCCCTTCCTCAAGGCATCCGGGATTCTCTTCAACTGGCGGAGCTTGGACCCCTCGTCCCAGACGAAGTTATCCTGCTCCCCATTGAGCTTCTGAATGGTAACTCCTCCTACGTCGAAGTCCAGATGCATAGAGGGCTGCAGGATGGGCACATCGCAGTTGGTGCCTATCAGGTGGGTCTTGCCACAGCCGTTGTCCCCATATATGAGCATTGAGGGGACCCGTTCGATGTCTTTGACTTTTCCGAAACCCATTTTTTACCCCTTTCCGTGGGGGGCTTCCCCACTATATCATAACACAAAAATCATAACTTGTCAAGGTTTATTATGCCTTTTATCACAATTATTTTTTCGTTCCGCATCATCCACTGGGGGTCCTCCAGGTCCCCAACGTAGTTCTTACCGTCCTCACAGTCAACACAGGATATGGTCTTGTCTGGGTAGGCGGTTGGCGTAATCCTGCCAGTCCCCTGACACCGGTCACAGATGGTATAAATCTCTATCTTGAACATTTTACCCCTCCACCTGGTGGTCTTGTTTGTAGTATTTGATGGCATCTTCCAGCTTGGCTTCGTTGTCTCCGCCGGAGGCGCAGATTTCCTTGTAAGGACATTGCTTACAGACAAAGGTCTCAGTCCCGTAGGGAAGCCCTACATCTATGATGTGGTTCATCGTGTCTACCTGTTGGGCGATGAACTTTAACGTATCCTTGGGGCGCACGGTGTCCACCGGGTAGCGTTCGACGAAAACGTAGTTGGGGAGCTTGCTCAGGAAGTCGATGTAATCGTCAATTTTGCCGTCGGTTGAACGGATGGCTTCGATATACATCTCCCGGGTAGTTACGCAGGCCGCCTTGGACACCTTCCCGAGCTTGGTTATCTCGGGCATCCGGGGGACCCTTTTGTAAAGGACGTTGAACAGCCCGGTGCACTTTTTCCCAGTGAACTCGTGTGAGGCAGCCATTATGTAGATACGCATCTGGGGGCGCATCAGGAAGTCATAGGAATCCCAGTCGTTTGATGAGGTCTTGTGCTCAACAATTGCAACCTCGCCTTTCTTTACCAGGAGCATATCAGGCTTCCACTTGAGGGTCACACCTTTGTGGACAAGGCATACATCCTCGAAGTCGCGCTCTACGATAACCTCTTGGACATCTGGGGTTATCAAAGGGTTCCTCTGGTCGTAGTCTATGTAGTTCTTGACCATTCCCAGGGCCAGGTCCCTGACCTCAGCCGATAAGGTGGGGTATGTAAGGATGTCGGCTTCCAAGTCCTTTATGGAACATCCTATGGTATGGTATTTGGCAATGGAGTCGTGTATGAACTTGCCTACCTCCAGGTCAGACTTGACTGGGGTCCTTACCTTCAGGATATGTGCAAGATACCACTTCCTCGGGCAGGTTCGGAGGAGTTCAAGCTGTGATGCAGAGATTATTCTGGGTGCTTTCTTTCCCATTTTAGTCGAGCCCCTTTCTATAGGGAGCTGCCAGGCCGAGTTCAAAGTATTCATCGACAGCACTCAGGAAGTTACAAATCAAATCTGCATCGAAGTGAGTGACCTCCCAGTCCTTTGTCCTGAGATACTCAATTACTTCTTCTTTTGTTCCCCACTTGATTGATAGCATAAGCTCCCTGCGAAGGTTTACCATGTCCTCATACCCATTACAGGCCAGCAGTCTGTCGCATCCAGAGCAAGAACCCCATCCGTAAGTGAGGATGCCATATCTATCACTGAGCTTTACAATCAGCATACTATCACCTTGGAAGTCACCTCCACTTGCTGCCGCTACAATATCAACCCCAAGGGAGGATATTATACCATGGTAGGTATACGATTCCTCATCGAATTCTATGTCATCATCACATTCATAGGTATGCCGGATTTTCAGTTCAAGTGGTTGTGGATCTAAATCTATGCCCATTTCTAAACTCACTTTATTTTACCTCCTAACTTCTGCATTATGGAACAGACTGAATTGATCTCGGTGATATGTTCCTTCTTTTTGATTACCTCCTCATAAATTACTTCGTCTATAGTCCCTCGGGCTATGAAATAGTATACGTTCACAGGGCCGGTTGACGTGAGTCGGTAGGCCCGGTCTACTGCGTTTCCCATAGTCTCAGGGTTCCAGTGGATGTCTACACAGAACACTGTGTTAACCTCTGGGAGGTTTATCCCAGTGCCAGAGGACCCTATCGTTGCCAGGAGGATACCATAGCTCGGGTCAGCTTTGAAGGTCTTGACCATCTGGTCCCGGACTATTGGGGGAATGTCCCCTTCTAGGAGCATAGCCCTGACAAGTTTCTGGTTTCCCGTGCGGTTTGGAATCTTCAAGGCTTGGAGTTCTTTCAGGAGGATGCGGAGGTATTCCTTGTGTATCCCGAAGATAAGGATTTTGCCTCCTTCCTGTAGAATATCCAGGGCCATGTCAATGATAAGGTCTGTCTTGGGCTTGAAGTTCTCATAGCCAAGGGATACCGGCGCGTTGATATACCGCTGTAGGTAACCAAAGGTTGCGATACCCTGGGGGAGGGACTGAGCTATTTCTGTTTTCTTACGGAGGATTTTAAGGTAGCCCTCCCGGTGCTCTGGCTGGAGCTTTACAAAGACGGGGGTTTCTATCTTCGGGGGTATCTGGGAGCTTACATCGGGCCACTCTCGGCGGATACGGATAGCTGAGAGTATCATCGCAAGCTCCTGGGTATGGATAGGCCGAACCGGAACTGGTCCGAACCAGTCCTCATAGGACTCGATGAAGTAGTGATAGAAGTCCCAGTAGGAGGGGAACCGGTCGGGGTTGACCATATTGAGAAGGGGCCATATCGTATCGGGGTATTTGGTGCAGAAGTCCTGGGCAGTGGCAAGGATAAGTTTGTCGGAGGCCATAGCCAGGCCGAACACAGCCTTTGTCCAGACGTTCTTGCGGTTGGTAAGGCAGTGGGCCTCATCACAGATTAGAAGGTCCCACCTTTTGGACAGGAGGAGGGGCATATAGCGGACCTTCTCAGTGGTAGCGTAGCTAGCAAGGACAATTATCTTCTCCTCGGTGTTAAGGCGTTCGGCCAACAGCGTCATCTTGCTGTTCGGGGAGCCCACTACGCGGATTACCCTATGGGGAAGCTCCATACGTTGAATCATATCCTCCCACTGGCTGAATAGGTAGGGCTTCACCAAGATAAGGACATTGTTGTCGGTATCCTCAATAGAAGCCAGGGCAGTTACTGTCTTACCTCCTCCCCTGAAGTCGCCAAGGATAGCCCTCTTGGCAGCACGTAAGAAGTTACGCCCAGTTATCTGGTGTGGAAGTAGGGAAATCTGGCCTACGGTAACCGGTTCCTTTGGTTCGGTCCATAGGGCACGGAGCACCTCCGACTCCTTCTCAGTTATAGCTTCATACCAGTCCTGGGCTTCTTTTGAGATAAGCGTTGTTGGTAATGTTCTGGTAATAGCCTCGTAAAACACCGGTTCGGGCTGTAGGGTAACTACATTATGTGCAGAGACAGATTTACACAGTAATGCGCCTACCTTATACGCCTCTTCGTGGGAGCCGGAGTATACCAGTCTATACACTCTACCGCGACGAATTTTCACGTTCAAGGCACCCATCACGAAACCTCCTTTCTGCAGGTTTTGAAAAAAATTGTGCAGGTTTTTCGACCTCGAATTCATCATAACACGAATTCAAAATTTTGTCAAGACCCTGGCCGAAAAAAATTTTTTTTGAAAACCCCTTGACAAATTTCAAAATTTGTGATATGATAGGTATGGAAAGGGTTCTTCATCTAACTTTATGAGCGACGAAAAGAGCCTCGCATTGGTTAGGATGTTTACCAAGGAGGATGCCGGGGTAATCCGGGCCGAGGTGGTAGACCTGAGAAGTAAAGGTGATGATAGGTCAGCGGAGGAGATAGCTGCTGGCCTTAGAAGCACTTACCCAGGAATTGACGATAAGTTTATCAAGATGGTTGAGGCCAGCCCTGGCTACGTATCCCAGGTTATTGATACGCAGAAGGGCAAAATGGCGGCTGCTATACCGGATGTCATCGACGCAATCATAGGAATGGCACGAAGCGGTAGCATAAAACATATTGAGAAACTTTTAGAACTCAGTGGTTTAGGTAACGGGAGAGTTCCCCCAGTCCAGAATAACACACAAAATAACCTGAACCTCAAGGTAGAACAAGGCGATGACTTCCTTGGAAGATTTCTTGGAACAGCCAGAGCTGTGGGTGCCTACCCAGACAGTTCTGAAGAATCCTGAGCTATGGGATTATGAGAGAGAGCTATGTAGAAGGTCGTTTTGGTATTGGCTCACGAGATGGGTCTATACCAAGGATGAGAACTTTGTAGTCAGCAAGAGGCTGTTCCCTTCCTTCCCCCACCTGAAAAGGATGGCAAAGGTCTTGGAGGAGCACTTCCTCCTTTTGATTCCAAAGTCCAGGAGAATGCAGATGACATGGTTCGCTACTGCGTTTGCCGTGTGGTTCTGCATTTTTCATGAGGATAAGCTGTGCATGATTCAATCCCTGAAGGCGGAGAAAGCCGATAAGATCATAAGGAAGGCAGAGCATATTATACGGAACCTTCCGAAGTTTATGCTTGAGGGGAATGAACCGAAGATAATGAAATCGGAGGTGATATTTCCAAATGGCTCTTCAATCGAAGGTATTCCGCAGGGGGACAAACAACTCGTATCAGAAACTGTATCTTTATGGATTTCCGACGAAGCAGCATTACACGATCTGTTGGAAGCTGCCATCACGGGTTCCGTTCCTGCTTTGGAAGGTGGTGGTAGGGCTATCATTCTGTCCTCCATTAGGCCAAGTTATTTCGCACGACTTGTGCGTGATGAACCCATTGGTGAAATCAAAGACAAGAAATGGATGAAGGTCGAACATGACATAAGCAGACCTATTAAAGGGATCGAGGAGTGGCAGAACAAGAATAATCCCTTCTACGTAGTCAGGGTGCATTATAGCTCCAACCCGGCCAAGGACCCCGATACCCCGGAGGGGAGGCAGTGGTATGAAAGGGAGAAGGCAAAGTATCCTGACATACGGCAGTGGAACCAGGAGTATGAGATTGACGATAAGGCCCTGGCAGATTCGCTGATTTATAACTTCATTCCTGATATCCATATTCTGGATGGGGTTACGATTGAGGACCTGAAGGGCTTGGATGGGACCATATATCATACTGCGGACTGGGGCATAGACGATCCCTTTGCAGGTTTGTGGTTCATGGTGCTACCGAATCAGGACGTTATTGTGTTCGATGAATACTATGTTCGGAACAGGGTTTTGACAGACCATTGCTTTTTCATGGAGATGCAGGAACGGGACCACCCGGGGAGGCCCGAGATCTGTAAGCTGGACCCTGCTTGCTTTGCCAGGGAGTTCACCGGGACGACTATCGCGGGGGAGATGGCAAACGATGTAAGGTTCCCCAGGTTTTACTCCCGGGCGAACAACGACATCGAGTCAGGCATAGAGGTGGTCCGGGCGTATTTACGGAACGCAGAGCACGGGGAGCACCCGGCGGTTTACTTCCTGTCCCACCTGGGGAACCTGTTCAGGGAGATAAAGAACTACTGCACAGATATGTATGGCAACATCAAAAAGCGTCAGAAGGACCATCTGCTTGATGGTTTGAGGTATGGACTGAATATCCCTCCAGTCTACCTGGGTCCTACAGGTAGGACTGAAACGGTAGTGTATAGGGATTCTCTGACGGGACACCAGATTTACTATCCGAACGATGAGGAGGCTGAGGATTAATGGACCAGATAATGGGTATAATGCAGATGGCAGGAATAGACCCCTCTGCGGATATGTCACAGGGTCCCGGTGGGGACGCAGATGTCCAGGCAGCGGCACAGATTGTAGAGCCCTGGTCTACGATAACTACATTGAGTGATGACGAGAAAAAGGACATCGTGGACAGGGTGGTCGAGAAGTTCAGATATGCAGAAAGCAACATGGCAGACGTGGTATCGAAGTGGATGGCCGTGCAAGATGCGTATCGGAGTGAGAGGGAGTTCACGGTGGGCCGGGGGCAGAAGAAGCCGGAGTCCAGGATTAAGACAGGGTTGATGCGCCGGTTGATTAACCGGATGGTCGCCATGTTATGTGTTCGGATAGTCCAGCCCTACAGTAATTTCATATCGGCCAGGATACGGAAGTCGAAGGTCCGGGCCTATAAGATTGAGAACTTCTTGTTTGACCTGTATAAGAAGCACAAGATCCCCATGGAGATTGTCAAGGTCGTGACCCGAACGGCATTGTATGGTGTTGGTTTCACAAAAACGGTCCCGAACCCCGAGTCACTGGCCCCGGACTGCACGGTGTATACGGTCAACCAGTTCGATATTAAGATAGACCCGTATGCAACCTCCATGGACGATTGTGATTTTGTTGTGGAGAGGCTCTGGGTGGACCATGATACCGTGCTGGCTCGAATCGAGAGTGGGGCCTGGGATGAGAAGTTTGGTATGGAAATGATCAAGGCCCGGGCTGTCCGGGAGGTTACGGACAAGGACGGGAACCCCAGGACTGGAACATTGATGGCAAAGAACCTGGTCAGGATGACCACGAAGGATTATGATTCAGGGGAGATCCTCCGGGATGGGGGAATCAAAGCGAGGACCCTGGAGTCCGGGAATATAGACCGGTCGGATGCCCGGGGGGTGTCTGACAGCTCGGTGTCAAAGTTTGACCGGTATATGGTCTATGAATACCATGACAGGGGGAATATCTACTGGGTCGGGGAGGAGAAGTATTTCCTCCGGGCAGTTGATAACCCCATAGGGTTTCCTTACCAGGACTGGAGGTTGCTGCCGAGCACTGGGGAGGAGTTCTGGGTGAAGAGCCATGGAGAGTATTTTCTTGAGCTGCAGCATGAGATGGATGTGAAGCGGAACCAGAGGATTGAGAACATCAACAAGCTGTTGAACCCTACAATGCTGATAGGGAAGGGGTTCATAAGTGACCCGAGCAAGTTGATACTGGACAGTGGTGTAAAGGTCCTGGTCAACAACATGGATGATTATAAGTTTGTTGAATATGATAACGTGACCGATACGACACTGGCCGAGCTTCAGTATATGCAGTCAGAAGGGGAGGACGAGGCAAATATCGGTCAGGTGGCCCAGGGGAAGGCAGCCAAAGGTGAGAGGATGACTACTGCGGAGAGCAATAACGTATATTCCCTGGCGAACCTCCCGTTCGACTTTGGTAGCTCGTTGCTGGTGATCACTGGGATGGCCCCGATGTTCAATACGATACTCCAGCTCTGTGGGGTGACCTGGAGAGGGGAGTTCCCCATGGCAAGCACGAACCCGAATCAGACTGAAGGGGTAGATATAATCCAACCGGCGGAGTTCGTGGAGGATTATGATATTACCATAAGTATCAATCCGAACAAGGAGGAGATTGACAAGCAGGATGCCATCGAGACGTATCAGTTGTTTTCACAGAATCCTTTCATAGACCAGGTAGTGCTGCTCCAGTGGATTCTCCCAAGGATGCACCCAGATTATCCACCGAACCTGATAAGTGCCATGATGCTTGGGGGGCAGCCTATTGGAATCCCAACCGGCCAGCCGCAGCCAGGGAATGTGCAGCTCAGTAATACCGGGGGAGGGAACCCGGCGGCTTCTGGTGGTCCCCAGGCAAAGACAGCAAGTTCTAAAAAGAAGGGATCTGGCTCAAAAAATAAATCTTCCAAAAAGGGGAAATAGGTATTGACAAATGGTAGGTTTTATGGTATAATGTATAGTGAAGGGACCTAATATCTTATGTTGAATGATTTTAAAAATTTGCTCCTCGAAAAGGTTAAGGAGGAGATAAAGATAGAGGAGACTCGACTGAAAACCTGTCCTTTAAAGTCTGTAACGTCCGTGAGGACTGGCCTTGCAAGGCTGGAATGGGTGGCAGACCTTATAGAGGAGGTTTCACAAAGTTTCCTGGATGTTGACTTAGAAAGGATGGAAATTGAAGATGGATCCAGAGTATATGACACTTGGAGATGAGGACCTGGACATAGACGGGTCGATGGGACACGAAGCACATTATGGCTCGGGTGAAGAGAGTGAGCCCGAGGAGGAACAGGAGGAGGAACAGCAAGCCGAGAGCGAACCAGCTCCGGCCAGGGCGCACAGCCCGCAGCCTATACCCCAGGTTACTCAGCAGCCTGATAAGAGCTTCGTCGAGAAGTATAAAATGATTCGTGGAGCACTCTCTGTTCTTGACGGGGACGAAAACATTCTCAACCAGGTAGCCTACGGGCTTGCCATGGCAAATCACTCAGAGATGAGTGAGATCAAGTCTGAGATTGAAAAGGCGAAGGATTCCATATTTTTCAATACTCCCGTTGGGAGGGATGTAGCCAAGCTGATGAGGGAGGTCCCCGGACTCGGTAAAGAACAGGCTCTCATCATGGTGCAAAAGTCGAAGGTGGCTATGGAAAAGAGTAAGAGCAAACCCAAGGGCGGCTCGGACCCTCAGCTTTCCAGGCACGACAGGCGCGTTGCGGCGACTTTGAAGATTAACGAAGGGGACTACATCAAAGAGCTGAAAGATGTCGCAGCGGGGAAGGGTGTAGACTACACATACACCAAGTATGGCGAACTCATTATTGAAAACATATAGGAAGGGAGAAAGTCATGGCTAACATAGAAGTCGGAGAGCCCCAGTATAGGTTCTCGTTTGGGGAAAACGTGGATGAGTTCACGGTTGAGGGGAAGAAGGAAAAGCGGGACGAGAAGGGGGGTCTGGTAGATGGGATGCAGTATTACCTCGCCCGGGCAAATGACCCGAGAAACATTGAGAAGAAGATAAAGCATTTCGGGTTCCAGCCCTGCACCGACCCTGACATAAAGGTCCCGTTCGCGTCGAATGCCAAGAAAGATGGCACATGTGACGGGCCTCCTCTGATCAAAGCTATGGGAGATGAGCTGATGCTGATGCAGAGACCCGTGTCCCTGGCGAAAGAGGAGCAGGCAATTTACAGAAGTAGGTTCTCCCGGGGCATCGAGACGGAGAACAAGTATAGAGGCGGAATGGGAGTGACCTCGGGTTGTAACATAAAAGTGGTCCGTGGCCCCGCCCCCGAGTCGTCTGGAAAGTATGTGAGAAAAGGGAGGTAAACGAATATGGCAACTTGGACAATTAAAGCTATCGAGGTAGCGCAGGCCCCTCCGGGTCTGGAGCAGTGCCTTACTCTTCCTGAAGCTGCGAGTCAGGATTTCAAAAAGGGCAGTCTGGTGAGAATCGGTCTCGCTGCAGATACTGGTCATGATGGTCAGATTATAGAGTGCGCGGGAGCGGCTGACGAGAAGGTTCTTGGGATTGCAATGCATGATGCTTCTGGAACAACTGATGCTGATGTAGTAGTGTTCCCCATCATACCTGGTGTAACAAGGCTCAGGGTATGCGTCACAGGCGCAAACGGCTCGGATAGTGCAGTGACTGCACAGGCTGATGTGGGCAAGGATGCCAGCATTATCAACACCGCAGGAGTCTTTACGGTGAATAAGGCTGCCATCGGCTCGAATGCAGCTTACATCTTCAAGATCGTTCAGGTAGACCCCAAGTATACCGTTGGGGATGCCTATGGCAGGTATATCTGCATGCTCAAAGCGGCTAACAGCCAGCTTATGAGTCTCTAATCTTTAAAGGAAGGAGGAAAAACATATGTTCATAAGCACAACTGCCCCGAAGCTGTTCGCAGTTGGTCTCAGGAAGGTCATTGTAGACAACCTGAACCAGGTGGACAAGCTGTATCAGAAATATACCGACGTGGACACCTCCAGCCAGCAGACTGAAAAGGACTACTCGATGTTCGGTTTCTTCAACATTCCCAGTGTTGGTGAGAACCAGAACTACGAGGAAGCCGATGTCACTCCTGGCTACGAGAAAACATATACCCATGTTCAGTATGGTGTAGTGCTGAAGTATGGTATCGTTGCGAAGGAAGATGAGCTTTACGGCTTCCTGAAGAAGATCCCCGGGTTCATGACCAAGGCTATGATTCAGACTGTAGAGTCTCTTGCAGCCAATGTCCTGAACACTGCGGCTTCTACCACTGGTGTCGATGGCGTTTACCTGGCATCTCTTCTGCACCCCGCTCTTGATGGAACCCATGCAAACACCCCGACCACCCAGTCTGATCTGTGCTACAGCACCCTGGAAGCGGCCAGAGTCGCCATGCTTAACAGGAAGTCCTTTGAAGGACACCCGGTAACCGCACCGACCAGTCCCATTCTTATGTATCACCCGGACAACGATCCCATGGTGAGCAAGCTGATGGGAACCACTGGTGAACCGTTCAGCGCGAACAACACGATCAACTACCTCAAGGGGAAGTTCGATCCGATGATGAACCAGTATCTGACTGATGCCAACATGTGGGCTCTTCTGGATAAGCCCAACGATGATGGTTTCAAATGGTTCTGGAGAATCAAGCCCGCAATGAAGGAATTCACCGACGACAGCAACGACGCGACCGCAATCAGGATGAGGTTCAGGTGTTCCACCGGAATCTCTGACTGGAGAAGGGCTCTCCTGTGGTTTAACTCGGGAACCACCTAGTCAACACGGGGGGTGCCTGTGACCCCCCTTTCTTTGGGATAATAAAAAAAGGAAGGTGAGAATATGGCACTTAATAGTGGTGACTATGTAGATGGGTCAACCAAGTTTGACACAGTGCAGAAAGCCGGTCAGACAAGAACTATAATGTTCAGACAGACGGTGGATCTGGAACGACAGTATATATTAATGAGGGGTCCTCAAGTTCGGCCACGTTCGTTGCGGTTTCATCTGCGTCTGTAACTACGTTTGTTGCGCTAACAGATGGCCCGGGTTCTATCGTGAACAATGTGCATTACAGAGGCAACAATGCGGGTAACGCGCTTGAAGCAGGTATTGTGATTGATACCATCACACCGACTTCTGGAAATGTGCTTGTGGCCGATGGAACCTCGTTTAACTCTACCACACCGGATTCGGGTGGGCTTGTTGCAAAGACCGGAGCACAAACTGTGGCAGGTGTGAAAACCTTCTCGTCAGCCCCAGTGCTTTCTGGTGGTGCAAGCATAAATGGAACTACCACAATCGGAACGACCAACAAGATTGAGTTCCAAGATTCGGGCACGTATATTAACTCGGCCTCTGATGGTGTGCTTAATATCGTCTCCGATGGAACGGCTGCTGGTGCAATTACCCTTTCACACGGTTCTGGTGGTTCAGTGAAACTTGATGGCAAACTGACTGGTCATGATGCCAATATCTATATCGACATGGATACTGATGGCACTATGACTCTTTCTGCAGATAAAGCTGGTGCAGGGGCAATAGTTCTCGCTACCCCGGGTGCCGGTGGGACGATTACCTGTGACTCGAAAATCGAAGGTCACGACACAAATGTATATGTTGACCTCTCTTCCGACGGCTTGCTCACCCTTGCCGCTGATGGCGGAAATGCTACAGGTGACATCATCCTGAGCACGGCAGTCGTGAAGCTGGATGGAAGGCTTGTGGGCCACGACCAGAATGTATATGTGGACCTTGCGACAGACGGCAATGTTTCCGTGGTAGCTGATACGAAACTCTCACTTGATTCGGCCACCGAAGTAGAAATGGATGCCGGGATCTTTGACATCAATCTTACAACTGAAAATACCAATGCATTCGATGTAAGTGTTGCACCGGGCTCATCGGCAGCCGGTGGAGCAATTCAAATGATAGCAGGGCAGGGCTTCACGGCATCTGCTGGTGGTGCGGTGACTATCACCTCTGGCGCAGGGACTACAACCGGCGCAGGTGGAGCAATGGCTCTTACTGCTGGTGCAGGTGGAGATGACGCTGTAGGTGGCGCGGCAGAACTGAAGGCTGGTGCTGCTGGAGGCGGAAATAGCGCAGGTGGAGAAGTTAAACTCACTGCTGGTGCTGGTGCTGGTTCAGCGGCAGGTGGTGCTGCTACTATCGCTGCAGGTGCTGCAGGTGCTACTGGGACAGGTGGGGCCATCACAATTACCTCTGGAGCTTCTACGGCGGGAACTTCTGGTGCTATTACAATAGCGACAGGTGTCCCCGGGACTTCTGGCGCATCTGGTGATATTACGATACAGACAGGCACTCCGGTTGATGGTGATGGTGGTTCGATTGCCATTACTGCTGCTGCTGGTGTAGACCCCGCAGTCGGTGACCAGAACGGTGGTAATATAACTCTTACTGCTGGTGCCGCTGCAAACTCAGGGACTGCTGGTGTTATTGCACTAGCATCCGATGTTGATATGACTGACGGTAAGAAGATTTCTTTCCGCGGGGCTCCGGCGACATCGACTGAATATATCTATAGCTCCGGCGCAGCTACAATGGATATTGTTGGTGCAACAATCAATCTGACTGCTTCGACTAAAGTCGATGTTTCCGCAAACCTGGAAGTCTCAAATGACCTTACCGTAGTTGGTAGAACTGCCTCTTCAACTGTAACAACTATCGACCTTGATACTACTGGTCTTGACGCGTCTATTGGCGATCTCTGGAAGGTTGGTGCTACGACCGCAACCAAGACTCTTGGTGCAGGTGGTGGGCACAATCAGGAAATCACCAATGGAGCTGCCGGTCAGCGAATCACCCTTATATCAACTGATGGTGACTGGACACTGGAAGATGACGGT